CGGTACCACGGCAACCGGAGTTTACGCACTTTTCTAGAGAGAGGAAACTTTACATGGGGCCGATGGGCATTGCCTGTCGGCAAACTGGCTGGGCTGAATCGGGAGTAGCTGCCCGAGAGAAGCCATAACCTTCGCTGCCTTGTTATGGGGGTCGGCGGGCATTGCCTGTCGGCCCCTACCTTTTTTCACAAGGAGCTTGGGCGAAATGGCTACAGACGAACGAAGAAACCACCTACTGCTTGTCCTCGATCACTTAGTCAGCGTCTGGAACGAATGGGCGCAGAACGCCGATGTGTGTTACATCACCGAGGCATTCGAACAGGCCATGAACGATGCCCTCGGGGTATTTGCGGATGGCGCGATCCCGGGCGACATGCGAGGTCTGAACGCCCGCATGGACGTGCTGCGCGAGCATTGGGACGCCTGGAACAAGCAGAACGAAGTCTCGGGCGGAAAAAACCCCATTCCCAACAATGCCTTCTGGAAAGCCCTAGAGAACGTCGAAACCGGCCGACAAGCCATAGTCAAGCCGGTTCGCCGAACACTCGAGAGCATCGCCGACCTGACGACCCAGAAGGTGCCAGACGCCCAAATCTGCCGCATCTACGGGTTTACCGACGACGGCACGCCCAGAGGCAACCCCCAGACATGGATGCTGCAAGAGGAACGGGCCAAGCCGGGCAAGCACACCGGCAAGGGCTGGTTGCCTCCCTGGGAGAAGCAGCAGCGGGCCAACGCCGCCAAGGAAGCCGAGATCGTCGAACGGATCAAACGGCAGCGGGAGGGCAAACTGCGCCTGCTCGCCGCCGTGGCGCCGGAACCGATCGAAGCCCTGATCGCCCAGGGGGTGAGCGGGAAACAGATATGCCGCATGAAGAAGATCGACGAGGCAGCCCTGACGGCTTACTGCCAGGACCACGGCCTGGACGTGCCACACTGGCAGGGCGAGTCGCCCAACGCGATGGTCGGGGTGCATGACTACGTCGAGGAGGAGGAAGCAGCCACCCCAGCATCGCCACCTCGCAGAACCATCGAGGACTACGCCGAGCCGGACGAAACCCCGACTATCGACGCCGGAGAGCAGGTGACTGAGGAACCTATGACCTTGGAGCAGGAGATCGTCATGTATCACAAGCTCGGCACCATGACCCCGACCGAGATCGCCGCCTCCGTCAGCCGGGAGGGCAGCGAGATCAGCCGGCAGAAGGTCAACGCCGTGGTCAAGCGTTACGAAGCCGAGCCGAGCGCCTTCGAAACCGTGGGGGTGTGAAGATGGGGAAGGGAACCATACGGGACCGGATCGTAGACTTCCGCCGCGTGCGGGCGGGCGATCTGGTCCCGTGTCCCAGAAATTGGCGTTTGCACCCAAAGGGCCAACAAGACGCCATGCAGGGCATCCTGGATGAATTGGGCTATGCAGACGCCCTACTTGCCCGGACGCTGCCAGACGGGCGTTTAGGGCTAGTGGACGGCCACCTACGGCAGTCCCTGGACGCGAACCAGGAAGTACCTGTTCTGGTTCTCGACTTAGACGAAGACGAAGCCCTGAAGCTAATGACCGTACTGGACCCCCTAGCAGCTATGGCCGTGGCCAATAACGACGCCTTGACCAGCCTATTGCAGGAGGTCGAAACCGACAGCGAAGCATTACAGGCGATGCTGGACGGCTTGGCGGGGGAGAATGGGATAGGTGGGGAACCAGAAGCACCAGACGACGCCGAACCACGCGAAACGCATACAGGCGGCAATATCTGCCCAAAATGTGGATACGCACAGGCTAAAACATGACGCAAGTCCGTAACCGCATCATTGATTTTCGAAGGGTCAGAGCAGGTGACCTGTTTGCCAATCCACGAAATTGGCGAACCCATCCCCAAAATCAGATAAACGCCCTCTACGGAATACTGGAGGAAATTGGTTACGCCGACGCATTGATAGCACGCGAACTGCCAGACAAAACACTTGAGTTAATCGACGGTCACGCACGCCAAGCATTAGACCCAGAACAGATAGTTCCCGTGCTGGTGGTAGACCTGAACCAAGCCGAGGCATTGAAGCTAATGCTGGTTTTGGACCCATTGGCAGGCATGACCGAGGCAAACCAAGTAGAGATGCGATTACTGCTTGCCGAGATTCGCACAGACTCACAAGCCGTTCAGGCAATGCTAGCCGACCTTGCCAAGCAATATGGCAGAGAAGTAGACATCCAGCCACCCGAGAGCTTTGGCGAAGTGAACGAAGACATTGAAACGAAGTTTATCTGTCAGAAATGTGGGTATCAATGGAGCGGCGGAGAATGACATTGAGGCTCAGGCATAACTCACAGATAAACCCACGTCAAAACGGACTTGACTTAGATAGTGAGCCAGCACCAACAATAATGACGAGCGGAATAAGTGCCTTTGGTGAATACTGGCTAGAGGATGACGGCAAGCAAGCAAGCAAGCAAAGCATGAATAAACCACCCTACCAAGTGCCCTTAATGACCGAGATTGTTGCCTTGCCCTGGAATGGGTTTAATGTTGCCTCGACATTCAGCGGAGCAGGTGGTAGTTGCACAGGTTACCGCATGGCCGGTTTTAGGGTGATTTGGGCAAACGAGTTCGTCCCCGCGGCTCAGGCCAGTTACAAGGCGAACATGGAGCCGGATTGCACACTCGACCCAAGGGACATAAAGCACGTTCAACCAGAGGAAATACTCGAGGCAACCGGACTAATGAAAGGTGAGCTTGACTTGTTTGATGGGTCGCCGCCATGCCAAGCATTTTCAACTGCCGGCAAGCGGGAAAAAGGATGGGGCAAAAAGAAAAAATACGAGCATGGTGCCAGCCAGTGCAACGAGACGTTATTCGGCGAATATATCCGGCTCTTGCGGGGCCTAATGCCTAAGGTGTTCGTCGCCGAGAACGTGAGTGGACTAGTGAAGGGGACTGCCAAAGGCTACTTTCTCGAAATACTCCGCGACCTAAAGGCAAGCGGCTATCGGGTGGTATGTCGGGTGTGTGACGCCCAATGGCTGGGCGTTCCGCAGCAGAGGCAGAGGACGATCTTCGTGGGCGTGCGGGAAGATTTGGGAATGGAACCAATACATCCGACACCATTGCCCTATCGGTATAGCGTTCGGGATGCTTTGCCATGGATCATTGACGCAAGTACAGCGATACACGGATTCACAAAAGGCGACGAGTTGTCGCCAGACAAATGCGCCCCGTCAGTTCCCGCCTCCGCCTCCGCCTCCGCCTACACCGGACACCGAATTGAAGCGAGGGTTATTCATGACACATCGGGCCAATGGGCAAAAGACGTAGACGTAACAGATAAACCATGCCCAGCAATCACTATCGGCGTTAACGGCGTCAACAGCAACCACTTTAAGATAGAGCAGCTACCGCCGTCACGCACGAAGCCTGGAGCTTATGGGATAAGCGACGTTGCCCCAGAAAAGCCATGTCCCACTGTGACTATCGGAAGTCCCGGCAACGATCTGGCTGTACCAAATGGAACCGAGAAACGCAAGTTCACCATTGCCGAGCTAAAGCGAATATGCGCATTCCCAGACGACTTTGTCCTAACGGGTAGCTATACCCAGCAATGGGAACGACTAGGGAATAGTGTACCACCCGTAATGATGTATTACATAGCTACCGCAATACGAAACGGGATACTTGCCAAGATATCCAAGCCACAAGCAGCCTAAAGCATGGCCAAGCGAAAACCACCCAAAGCGAAAGCACCAGACCAGAAACCGAAGATCGGTCGGCCACTACTCAACATCGACCCGACCATAGTAGAGGGCATGGCAAGCATAGGATGCACCAAAAAGGAAATCGCTCTAGTACTCGGATGCAACGAAGGAACCATCCATCTCCGTTTTTCAGACGTTTGGGAGAAAGGGTTCTCTAACTTGAAAATGAGATTGCGTAAAAAACAGGTGGAATTGGCACTCGGTGGGAACTTCACCCTTCTAATATGGCTTGGCAAGCAGTACCTCGACCAGAGCGAGAAACAAGAGATCAAGCAAACTACAGCACTCCGCACCTTCGGCCCCGAACTTGTCGAACGGGCCAGAAAAGCACTGAAAGCCCTGGAAACGGAAGACAATGCAGTCGCTAACCCTCAATGACGAACAGGCGCAAGCCTTCCTGACGGCGAAGGGTTCGGCTTTTAGCAGCTTCGAGCCGCGCCCGGACTGCCCCCAGGAGTTCGACCAGCAGAGGGCCTTTGTCGAGGCCAAGGACTCGGTGAGCTTTTGCCTCGGCGGGAACGGAAGCGGCAAGACGGCCGCGAGCGCGAAGAAGTGTGCCGATTTCCTGCTCAGCACGCGACCGCCCCGAAAGGATACGCCGTTTTGGATCATCGCCCAGAGCTACAACCAGGTGTGCAGCGTCTGTTGGAACGAAAAGCTGTGGGAGGCCGGGTTCTTGCCGAAGTGGGAAGTCGACGTCGACCGGATCGTGTGGTTAAAGCCAACCCTGAACTGGCCCTTAATGGTCCCGCTCAAGCCGTGGGACGACGGACACAACTGGATGCTGGAGTTTAAGAGCTACGAACAGGGCCGCCAAGCCATGCAGGCACGCAGCATTGGCGGGTTCTGGTTCTCAGAGCAGGTGGCATGGCCGATCTTCCTTGAAGTACTGCGCGGCTGCCGAGACTATATGTTCCCAGGCGGGCAGTTTCTGGAGTTCACCCCCATCGAGCCGGACCTTTGCGTGGCCGTCGAACATATCATGGACGACCCGCCCCACGGCTGGGGGTTCTACAGACTGAATACCGACCGAAACCGGGCAAACCTCGCCCCCGACTGGTACGATTCGTTCTTCGGCAGCGTGCCCGACGAGATGATGGCCACACGCAAGACGGGTGCCTTGGCGACCTTCGAGGGCGTCATCTACCAGACGTTCAACCCGGCGGTCCATGTCACGGACGACGATTCGATGGTTTGGCGGT